AACTGCCATCGTATATTTCAATTGTGTCATTGGTTAGAACCAACCTAGAACCACTAGCGGCAGATTGCAGGTTAAAATTGCTCTGTGTAGTTCCTGAGATATTGACAAGAGCAACGTCTAACGTGCCTGTCTTAATCTTATCGCCATCAATAGTAGTGTTGCTTGCGGCAAGACCAGTATTTAAATTAGTGAAGGTCACTAGGCCGTCAAATTGAGTTGAGGTAAATGGAGCAGAAAACGTGATCGTCTGCGAACCACCAAAACCATCTTCTGTGATCGTAAAACTACTTGCCCAAAACTTACCATCTGCCCCATTGATAGCTGGCGGGTTCTGTTGCCAAGTAGTTGTTAGGCCACCAAATGAAGCTGTGTCGTAATTGTAAGATGTTGCGCTTGGGGGTGCGGGAGTACCAGACGTTTGCGAAAGAGTGTAATAGACATATCCATTATCTGCTCTTGGCGGTGAAGCGGCGGCATTAGTCGTTGCGTTGACTATTGCGCTAAATGCTGATTTGTTTCCGCTGTAATCTACAGACTTAATCTTATAAAAGTAATCTTCAGAATCAGCAAGTGAGCCATTAACGAACGATGAGGTAAGGCCATAACCTCCAGCAACACTAGCTATCGCAGAATATGTTCCACCTGTAGTATTTGATCTGTAAATCTCAGCGTTGGAAAAGTCTTTGTCTGCTGGATTAGTCCACGCCAGAGTTATAGAACCTTGCCCTCCTGTTGCTGATGGACTAGTAATTACGGCGGGTGCGGTTGTATCACCTGCTGAAGCGCCGTTAGCTGTAACGGATGCGCTCTTAGCGCCTATTGAACTAATCGCTCTTACTCGCGTGTAGTACGTTGCACCAGCAATAGCAGGGGCTATGGTATGCTCTACATTGCTTGTAATTATAGATTCAAATGTAGTGTTATCCGTAGACCACTCAAGTTCATACTGCGACACAAAAGAATCAGTACTTGCATCCCAGGATATAGTAATAGCCGGTACTATTGTTCCGTCAAGGGCAATAGTAGTGCTTGCAGTAACACTAAGAGAGGTAGGGGCAGTGACAGAAAACGGATCAGGCAGTTCTGTATCAGGGTAATCCGTTTGCTCCACTGATGTGTCATAAGTATAAATAGAAGAATCATATTCAAGCAAACTAACGGAGCATGTACCGTCATAATTCATAACAATGCTTTCAACCTGAAACGGCTTTGCGGTCCAACCAGGCGTAGGATGAGTAACCGTTACTACATCCGCTACTGTCAACTGCAACGACTCGCTAGTCGCCTTAAATGATGCTCTAATAGCATTTCTAGACCGCTCTAGTATTACTCTGGCTAGGTCTCTGGCTGCGTAGTAATTAGTTACCGTATCTAACTCTATTTCCTCAACGAGCAAGGTTCCGTTGTCTTCTGCCAGCAGTGCAGTTTCATCGCTAGAGCCTCCGGCTGGCCATACAGCTTGGTCAGGCTGATAATCAATTGTGCGGTTAGCGAACTTAACTAATACTCTATTAAATTTGTTTTCCTTAGTTTCCCCCGCAATAGTTATCCCACCGACAATAGTCTCTTTATCAAAAGCAAAAACGCTGGACCTAGACTTATCAATGATAAGGCCATATTTGCCTTGACTGTAAGGAAGAAAACCTCGACAACCCATCAGCATCTTTTCTAGGTTATCGAACAGAGTTTCATCGGTTTGGAGTACAGCGTTGCAATCAAATATCTTTCCTGTAGTGCCGCCGCTATAAAACGTGACGGTTGCATCACAGTCATCTGCTGCGTCCTCAAAAGCATCATCGTCTATTGCGGAGGCAGGAAGCCCCTTACCGTATCGATCATTAGTTAGGTAGTCTCTAATACACAAAGCAGGGTTATTGCTCCATGCCGTGCTTGAATCTCTAGGGTCAAACACCTTTCTGCCTTTCACTACAGCAGTAATTTCAGGCATACCTGAAAACACATCTTCATCCCACTTCAGCTTTATCGCTAGGTATGCAATGCCACTCAGCTTATGGCTTGATGTCCAGCCTGCGTTTGCCTCAGTAAGAAGCGAATCATATGCCTGGTTATCGGCTCCAGTGTGTACGTTTATCGTATAGAGGCCAGAATACTTACTGTTAGTAATTGGCTTGTCATCGAGGTGTATGTCAGTAATTGACTCTACTTCGCCTTCAGCCATAGCCAAAGCAATGTACAGAAACTCGTTCTTATCGCCACCACTTACATCTTTAGTAGATACAAATACCCTTACTCCACCCACCCTGCGTTCACCATATATAACAGGGATAGGCTCGATGTTTGATTCTTTGTTTACGAGAACGCCAGCCATATCCGCTGCGGCTTTCTTGGCCTTTTTCATGGCCTGTCGAGACATCACATACGAAACAGCGGTAGAAGCCGCAAATATTGCCGCAAAAACAAAAAATCCCATTATTTACGCCCCCATCTCAAATCTTTCACTGTCTTAGCGGCAAACTCTAACCCGTCATCATTGGGAAAGTGTATCTTCTGAGAGTTGTCGTTTGTCTTCCTACCGTTTTCTTTCTCAAAGTCCTTCCAGTGACTGGCGCAATTGACCGTGACATCACTTGTGGTTTCTGTGTCCTCGATAGAATATCCTGTCATCAATCCATCGAATACAAGTATAGGCTGACCAATCACCGCGTCAGAATCATTTAGCACTGCTCGATAAATCTTGACTGGACGATCTATGTAATCTTGAGACAGGAACAGGCTAACGTAGGATTGCTCAACGCCAGATAGAGTAATGTCTATTGTGTTAACCCTAAGTTCTGATGTTTCAGTGGCATCACCTGCCGATAGGAAGTGCGGACTACTTGTCCAAGTTGCAGATAGTGCAGAAATATTTCTGTCCCAATCCGTAAGATACAAAGCGGTGCTAAACTCTAACTTAATTAAAGTTGCTAGGTTAAAGTCATCCTTTGCAAGTTCCGCAATAGTCGATGCGTCTATGCCTCTTGTCATTATATTGCCTCAATGAAATCTACTTCGTAGTTTACCAGAGAAGACAATCCCAGGTCATATTCTTGCACATCATTGTTTAACCGTACCGAAAACGGTACGTTATCGTAAGTAATCGCAGTGTCGTTTGCTGTAGCCTGCCTAAGACCAGGCTGTATGCTAAGAGTGCCTGGTCCAGTTAAGTCTGAGACAATCATATAAACCTTAGTATGATTAGCAAACTTGATCACATCTCCAGCCTTTAACGTCCCAGAAAGCCCATCTATAGCAATTGAGGTCTCGCCTATAACATCTGCCCCTACCGTCTGAACTGTCCCAGATGCGTTACCTGACTTAGTGCTGATCTCAGGTAGTACGACAGTAAAGGTCTCAGCCATTCCTCTCTGAGCCATAATAAAGGCCATAACAGGCGCGAACTGAGTCCTAGTAAGCGCGGGATACGTTGCAGAAAACTCAAAGCGTTGCCCGCCAATATTCCTAACCTGAGTACGCCCAGACACGCTCGTGCTGGAAAGGTTGTAGTGAACGCTGTTAAAGTTTACGCCGTTAAATACTGGGTCTGCTGGGTATGTTCCACTCATGCGACTGATGGCCTCCCTCGATCATTGACTGCCTGGTTAATGATGTTAACAATCTGGCCTCTGCGAGAGTTGAGCAGTCTATCAAATCCTGCTGTGTCATTAGCCTGTATAGTAAAGTTTACATTTACCACCTTAGACTCTCCCTGGCCCTTGTGCAGATCAGTGATCTTTTCATTAGGGTGAACCATAGCCAATCGACCACCCTTGCCGTCCATGCCTCCCGAACGAACACCAGAGCCAGTTAAACCGCCGCCTTCAAATGAGGCCAATGTCTGACCGGCAATCATACCAGCAGTAGCGAATCCCATGCCTACTGCCATAGCTGAGTGTGCTTTACCTGCTGCTAAAATGCCAGGAACTGCGGCTGCAAGACCTGGAACCATAGAAGCTTGAGTGGCCATATTCGCGTATGCCAGTGTGATAGCAGCACTTGTTTGATAGCCTTTGACGATAGCGTCAGCAGCCGCTAAAGTTTGGGATATAAGGAAAAACGCCTTGCCCATTGTGCTGCCTTGATCGACCATTCCCTGCATGGAAGATATCATAGATGATGTCATTCCAATAAGGCTTGATGCTGTCGTAAGAGTAAGCTGTTCATGGGCCTCTACTCTCTTTTTGTCTACTTCACCCATCAGTGCGGCGTGTTCTTTAGCACTAATCAGTCCATGATCTTGAGCATTTTGAATTATCGCGGCTTCTTTGTTGTAAGCGTGTTCTATTAATTCAGCCCTGTTCATTAAGCCTGTTTTTAGGCCATCTAACTGAGTTTCGGTGCGCTTTTTGTCTGCCTCTTTCTGCTTGTCAGTCTGCGCCGCCCTCTTTTGATCTTCTTTAAATGCCGCATCAAGAGCAGTCTGCTCTGCTTGCATTGCCGCAACTAATTCGTTGTACTGGTCAATCTTCTGTCTTTGTTGGTCAATTATTTTTTTGTTTGGCTCAGAAGCGTCTCTATATGCGTCAGTTAAGCGAACTTGCGCTGTCTCTGTCATGCCTAATACGGAAGCTTCAGCAGTAAGCGACTCAATAAGCTTTTCTGTTTCGTCTGTTGTTCCATCAGTCGCAGACGTAATTTCATCTATTCTTTTTTGATGAAACGCCAAGTCAGAATTTAACTTTTGTATTCTTTCTTTATAATCCTCTAATGACTCATTATATTCTCGTTGGGCTAAGAATCCTTTAGCTAAAGTAACCCCTCTTCTTCTGTCAGTTTCATTTAATTCGTCTATTGCCTCTTGATGCTCTAATATCTTTTTTACAGCCATAGTTTTAGCATATGCTTTCTGAGCGTTGCCAAGATCGTCAAATGAACTAATTAAGTCCTCATTAGCCTCTTTAAGTTCCTTTGTCGCTTCAGATGCCTTAAAGAAGGCAGGGAGCATACTTGTTCCGATAGCCGCACCAACAGCCAGGAATGCACCGACAATTGCACCTTGAGGACCAAACAAAGAGGCAACCTGGGAACCCTGCTGCCCTAAAATGATAAGCGGGTTTTGACCGCTCTGTAACATCACCGCGACATCCTGAACCTGGTGACCCATTTGCCCCATTCCGCCACGAATCATCCGAAACTGCTTATCAACCTTTTTGCCGTGTTCAGCAGTTTTCTTCAGATTATTATTTAAATTTCTGAGTGTAGGAGCCGTAGAGTCTTTAGCATCGACTTCAATTATGACTTTATTTTTTGCTGCCATCTTGCTTATCCTGTTTAATCTTTAGGTAGGCCAGCCAATGCTGAAACTCAGAAGCGGTCATTTCTAATATTGTCGAGAGGGGTTGACCAAGATGCTCCGCAAGAAAGTACATCCAGTACAATTCTGTCGTATCACCTTGATCATTTATTAGTTTCCCTCAACGTCCTCTTCTTGCTCAGAAATACCTAATACAAAGTTAGCAATTTTAGATAAGATTTCAGGATCAACCTTAGTTTTAAGCTTGTGCTTATCGCCTATGTCAAATACAGCTTCACCTTCAGAATCAGTGACCCCAAAGATGACGGCGTAGACCAGGTAATCAGAACTATCGCCATCCGCCCTGGTCATCCACTTTGCTTTATCTTCTAAAGATAGATTCTTTGAATAGAGAGTGGTTTCCCACTCATCTACTCGTAATTCTCTTATCTCTTTTTTGCTAAAGTGCGCTACCGCGCTTTCGATTAACTTACCCATTAAGAAACAGTGCCGGTAGTTAACGCGCCATTACCAGTAACAGAGAATGATGCTTCGACCAGACCGTCAACCGATGCGCTTTTGCTAACAGATGTAACGATACAGGCTCCAGCCCACTCAACTTCACCAGACGTTTTACCAGTAGGATACAGATTAATTGTCAGTTCAGCGCCTTCTACAAGAGTTAACTGACCATTAGTGTCAGCATCATCCCAGATAGCATTGAATGAAGAAGTCCATGATTTCAGAGTAGGCTTATTGCTTACCCATGAGTCACCCATTACGGTGTCTGCAACTACTTCTGAAGTAGTCTCCAAAGACCAATCTTTGATTTCAGCGACAGCATTTGCACCATTGTATACCGCGCCGTTCTTACCAACATATGTTGCCATTTTTAAATACCTCTAAGCGCCATAGCGCGTTAATTAACGTCAGCGAAAATCGCCACTAAACAACAGCCTCAAGATCATTCTCTAATGTCTGATACTGTACTTCAATAGTAAGGGTTGCACGGCTTACCGGCTGATCACCATCACCATTAAAATCTGCTTCAAAACTAGTAACCATAACGTCTGACGCATAGCCTCCCAGTGATGAGTTTGTATATAAAGACTCTTCTACTTCTAAGCATATCTGATCAAGTGTATCGTCATAATCAGACACGCCTTTAACGTATGCCTCTACGGTGAAAGATACCGTTCTAAGTTGCAACCTGGGAAGACCAATAGTCTGATACTCGGTTGCCTCATCCTTGCTGTAAATCAGCAGTCCAGGTAGTGTTGCAGCCGCTAATGGATAAACCCTGCTCTGATAAACTCTGCTACCAGTAGTCGTAAGCCCTGTAAGAGCGGTCTTTAAGTTATCTCTAATTAGCTTTCTTACATGAGCCATTATTGCGCCTCTAGAGCCAGTTCAGTTATCCCGGTCCCATCTGCCATCACAATTGTGACTTTGTATGTGAACGACCTAATAAGAAAACTATCGCCTTCCGCTACACCTGAGACATCTGATGTCCTCAAAGTTAATCGAGGCTGACTTAAAGCAAATGGCACAGAACCGCCGACTTCGACAGACTCATAAACCTGATCAAAAATGGCCATAACTTTTTTAGCGCCACCATTTACTGGGTTATACGTCACCTGCTCACCAAAATCAGAAAGCATAAGTAATCTGTCATCAGCGCGCTCTACCATCAGGCTTTCTTGTTGCCTCTCTTCTTAGGCTGATCATCATTAAGACCAACACTGCGATCAACGACTACCTCTGGCTCAGTGTATGGAATAATTCTAGATATACCCATTAACGAATTAACAGTGCCTGCGTCATCTAAATCAATGACATCTCCAACCTTGCATCCTTTACCGTTAATTACACAACCTTTTATAACTTCATACTTCATAATCTTCTCCTTTAATTAAGCCGACTACTGGAATCAGCTTGAGTAAAGAAGGGGGGCCGAAACCCCCCGACTAATTACTGCTAATTAACCATCGTTACCGAAGGCGAAGCTTACAGCGTGACGCACAGCCATATCTACTGACTGCAAAGCAACCAGGCGGATAGTGCCGCTCTTAGACATAGTATATGGATCAACAGTAAGATCAAGTCCACCAAACATACCGATCAGCAGGTCATCAAAGTTACCAAAGTAAAGGTTTCCGGCAGTAGCCTGATTGGAAACGATACCACGATAGCCGTTGATGCTTCCGCCTGGTTCTACAACAAACTGAGCAGTTCCAGAGGCTTTCTCAGTAGTCTTTAGAGCGCCGTACATGGAAGCAGGCATGATGTAAGACAGGTTGCCCAAAAGAGCGTTGTCTTCTGCAACAGCAGTCTCCAAGCTAACAACTTCAGCAAAAGTAGGGTTAGCGGCAGCAAAGGCAGTTACAGTGTTAACACCAGTAGTGTTTAAAATGCCAGTAGGCTGACCAGAAGAACCAGTGCCTTCCAGACCTGCTTTGTCGATTGCGATAGCAAGAGCGCGGCTCAAGTCATCACGGATCAGACCTTCAACGTCTAGGCTAGACTGAATCAAAAGCTGGCGAGTAACGTCAGTGAATGCACCGAGAGTCTTAGGAGCCAAAGACACCTGACCTACAGTCATTTCGCTTTCAGTTGCGTCACCACCTTCAGTGCCAATCCAAGCGGCAGTAGAAGCAGCAGTTTTCTTAGGAATCTTAACGTCACCGCTAAGTCCGCCCAGCATACGAGCGCCAGCTTGCATTACAGAAGACTGGTTGCGAAGTGCGTCAATGAAGTCACCGCCACGGAAGTCATCACTGAACAAAGCAGAGTCATCACCGCTGTTCATGTCACGCTTCCAAGTACGCAGAACTTCAGCAGGAAGCATAATGCCCTGTGCAGTTGTTCCGTACTGGTCAGCCGCAGCTCGTGAACACTCAAACTCAAACGCAGCAGCTTCTTGAGCGCGGCGATCAGTTGGGTTAGCAAGAGCGTTTACGGCACGGGCCAGGCTAAACTTCTTAACTTCTTGATTGGTCATTCCCACTTCCTGATCTTCTAGGGCGCGCTGTGAACCAATGTTTTCTAGTAACTCACCACGGAACTCTTCGATGCTACGGCCTTCAGCAATTGCCTTACGAGCCATTTCACCTTGGTTGTGACGAGAGCCTAACTCAACAATCTGAGCGGCGTTACGTTGTGCGGTTTGCTGTGCTTCAGCCTTGACCGCTTCAATATCAACTTCTGACATAGTATTTTCCTCAACAAATGAAGTTTTGATTACGGGTTTGTTTGAAGGTTCGCTCGACCGTCCAACGCCAACTGTCATATCGGCAGGTATAGACACCAAACTTGCTTCCACGGGCTTCCATGACGTTGCACGATATGTGTTTTTGTCATTTCTATCCCGGTCCATCTTGCCGATAGAGTAGCCAACAGAAATGTTAGCCTTAATTCCATCAACAACATCAGAGAATGCCTCACGAGCCAACTCGCCTTTTCCAAAGCGAACTTTAGCGCGCAGTCTACGCGCTTGCCCATCAAGTTCTACCGATTCTACAACGCCAATCTGCTTCTCTGGATCGTGATCCAAAAGCAAAGGCGCTCGACCACTAGACAGGAAAGACAAATCAATTGCCTTTGAGTCATGGTCTAATATTTCGCTACCAAAAGATCGCTCTACCGGCTCTTCGCTAGATATGGCGATTCTTACGGTTCTCTTATCCTCATCGATTGGAGACATATCCATCTCCATCGCTCTATGCTGTACTTCTACAACCTGACGCTCTTCGATTTCTGCCTGAACTTCTTCTGCAACTTCCTTAGCGGGCTGCTCAACAACCTCTTCAGAACGCTCTTCATCAGCGGATACGACAACCTCTTCTACTTCAACTTCGTTGTCCATTTTTACAGCCTCTTCATCTCTGTCATCACTAATTTGCCCCGCAATTTTGCGCGACCACGAAAATCCAGCATCTCCACCCCACAAAGCCCAAGCTATTCTGCCAGCAGAAGGATAACCCTCTTCTCCAGGGCTAAACCCCTCGGCTTTTTTGTCTACTTCATGCCGAGAGAAAAACGAATACATTCTCTTAACAGTACTGAAAGACAACTCTTTGCGGTTCTGTATATCTCTAGCACGGGCTACACCAACTTCTGTGCCACCTCTACCATGCTCTTTACGCCAAGCTAATCCCTTCTTAGCCTCTGAAACCATGCCATCAGTCGGACGGGTGTTTATGTCTTTACCCTTGTACTTCGGCATCATCTTCACCAATTATATCAGGATTAACAGCATTAAAGTTTGCACCAAACGGCTCAAGCGCGTACTTGATTCCAAACTGTTCGGCAGTGTCTTTGTCTCTAGCAATTTGTGACACTAACTCTTCAACATCCTTACCGTACTGCGAGGCAACGTCCTGAAGGCTCAGAATGCCGTTTTTAAGGCCGTTTACAGCGGCGGCCATCTCTTTCTGTGGGTCAACCCATGACCAGGCTCTGCCGCGAAACTGAGCCGCTGTGTAGAATCGATCAAACTGTCTAACAGGAATGCCAAACGTGTTCAATTCCATTGCGCTACCTAACCAGCTACTAAATATCGGACACACAAAGTGATCGACCATAAACTGCTGTAGGTTTTTGTAGTTATCCCTCTCCTCTAGCGCGCCCTGCCTAATAGAACTGTAGCTTGTAGCCTCAAGATCACCAGACAATGTTGGATAGCCAACCCCCATAGCCACAGAAATGCCGCGTAAGACTGACTTATGGAAGGGGTCAAACTCATTGTTCGGGTATTGCGGGTCAAAGGACTTAAAATCTACTCCGCTTGGAAGCTGATGAAACGTACCTGGACTAGCGTCCATGATAGGCATATTGCCATCAAGTTCGTCTGCAACAAAACCATCGCCACTCGGAGAAGTGAAAAATCCCATTTTAGATGCACCAATACGGGCATTTACAATTGCCGCCTCCCTTAGAGCGCCTAACTGCTTTAAAGCAGAGATACTAGACGATAACCAAGGCTCTCCCCTAGTTTGACCGGCTCTGTTAGCCTTAAACAAGTGAATAACTCTGTCAGCAGTGATTCTAATGTGTTTTGCGGACTTACCAGTTGTTGTGTAGTCGTAATCACCAGGATGATAGCTTAATACATGATATGCAACAGGCTTTTTGAACTTATCTAATTCAACGCCCATGCGAATCTCATTTCCGTTAGTCAAACGCTCGTTTTTTTGCTCATCAACTTGATCTGGCTCAATAAACTCAAGAGAAAACGAATCTTTAAACGATGCTCCTCGATGTTTAATAATAAATACTTCGCCATCACGGGCTAAACACTCAATCGCAAGCTTTTGAGCGTCAATCCAGGTCATTTTACCGTCTACAGTGCAATTTCCGAGCATACCCCACGACTTAAACGCAGTTTCTACTCGCTGATTGCCGTCTGTATCTAGTTTACCAACAGAATCGTAAGCCTTGCTTTGTATGTTAAATCCCTTATCACCGACAACATTGTTGCGTAATAAATCTAGATATCTGCGAACGTACTCGTTATTTCTTGCTAAATCTCTCGACCTAGCCCGCAAATTACGCAGTGCAGGTCTTAATTCTGTATCTGCGCTAGACTCTGAAGGCTTAAAGTCGCTAAACAGATACCCTTGGTTGTTTGCCGCATAAGCCCGCTTAAATATCTTGGTCTTAGGCTCTTTCTTCGGCTTAAATCGATCAAAAATACCCATTTAAAATTTCACCTGTATTGTTGCCGAGCCTTTGCGACCATTTTTCAGGTCAAGCGTGTTTTTCTCTCTTGCGACCTCGCCTCGGTAGAAGTTCCTGGCATCTTGCAGCTCAGCGAATGTCATCTTGGTTAAAGATCGTCCGGCAATAGAATAACTAGAAACATCTGAGTCAGCTTTTCCGGCAAGCAAGGACTCTATCTTATCAACCATGATTTGAGAATGCGTTCTAGAATCTTTAGTAGATGAAGATTTGTCATCAGATAAAGTAAGAGTTCCCTGCCTAATCACAACTTGAGCGTTGTCAGAGTTGCGCTTTATCTTTAGTTGCCACGAATATTCTGCTGCCGCAAATGTCGCGCTAGATGCGCTTGTAATTGTGAACAGATAGTAACTGCTAGAACCAGTTGCAGTTACAGAGATTTGATTTGCGCCGCCAGAAGTTGGCCGAGCAATGAAAGTAGAGGTGTATAAGCTTGATGGGTAGTCAGTTACCAGGTCAGACTCTTTCCACTGGATAAAGTCTCCCTTTATGATCTCTGATGGTACACCTTCAGGAGCGTTACCTGCATCAAAAGCATTTGCCATTTATTTACCCTTTAACGCCAAGAATTAACAAATCCTTTGCCCGTTTTAGGAACAAAGGAGTTTCCTTTAGGTTTAGCCTTTTTCTCTGCCGGTTCAACGCTTCCATTCATGTCACGCTTATCTGCAAGAGAGTTAATATCAATATTCAGTATTGCGTATGCTGCAAGTGCGTATACGAAACAATCTAATGCCTCATTACGCGCCCTAATTTTCTGGAATACTCTTTTCTTATATCCTCTAGAAAACTTGGTAACAATCTTTTCTGCGGTAAGCTGCCTAAAGTATTCATCATTCAAGTCATCGTGAAAATGAATGTAGCCAGGACCTTCATCCTTAATTCTCATTCGAGCAAACAAAAGGTCTTTTACCGTATCAACACCAATCGGGAATAATAAGCATTTGCCGATATTGTTTTTTGATGGCCGACCAGCTATCGCCTTGCCTTCACCACCAACACCCTTAATCGCAAAAACCCGTCTAGCGTAGTTTTTCTTAGCATAGGAGTATACCGTATTTGTGAAGTGTCCACCAGAGTCCACACAGGTAGCCCGTATAGGCAATTGCCTGCCATCATTAGTCAAATATGTTGTGAATAATCGAGTGTCTAAGGATGTCCATAATTGCGGCGTAGAGGGATCGCCATACAAAACTTGGTGATCAATTACCCATGACTCATCATCTCTTCCCCACCCGATTATGCTCATCTCTAATCGATCATCCTGCACATCAACTCCGCAGGTTAAGAATATTACTTCTTCAGGGATTCCATCACCATAAGCTTCTCTTCTTTGTGCTAAAGAATAATCATCGATAGTTTCTCCCTGGTCCTCCCAGGTTTCGCCTAGATAAGTATTTGTCCAAACTCTTAACTGCTCTGGGTTTTTCCTCATCGCTAAAAAGTCTCTCACTCCATCGGATAATGGTGTCCAGGGTGAGTAAAGACCAGAGATAGAAAACCCTGCAATCCCAGCAAACGGATTATCTGCAATCCACTGCCCATTTCGTATTCCCCACCGGCGATCAGAGTCAGACCAAACCACAGAACAATGCTCACACATGTAACCAGCAGTCTCAGGATCACTGTCTACCCATCGGACGTTTGCCCACTTTAACTTCTGCATGTGTCCGCAGTGTTTACACGGAACCTGATAGAAACGCATGTCAGATGCCTCGAACGCTTCCTCAATTCTGCTGGCATCTTTGTTAGTCGGAGTAGACACCATGACAATCTTACGGTTCCAGAATGTTGCCGCTCGTTTGCGCGCTAACTGGATAGGGTCACCCTCTGATCCAGCACTAGCAGGATATCTATCAACCTCATCACATAGGACCAGGCGAATAGGTCTAGATGCCAAACCTGAAGGGCTGTTGGCTCCTACTAGAGTAAGGCTTCCGCCTGGAAAGAGTTTGTGTAAAGTTGTGTTTCCGCTGTCTCTTGCGCGAGGGTCTTTGACCTTACCTCGTAAGCAGGGAGTAGACTTGAGCAGTCCGTTAGCAACTCGATCCTTTGAGAACGACTGAGCCATCTCCAGAGTAGGCTGCAAACAAAGTATCGGAGAAGGGTCATTATCGATGTGGTAACCAATGATATTTAAGATGGCCTCAGACTTACCTAACTGAGCGCCTGCCATCACAACGACTTCTCTTATCTCTGGATCGGCACAGGCATCCATTATCCCTCTTTGATATTCAGCGCGACTTGTATGCCACTTTCCTGGCTCACTACTTGTCTGAGAATCCAACCGTCTTCTTTGGTCTGCCCACTCGCTTACGCTTAGTCTTGGCGGCGGCTTCAGGCCCGCTATCGCTTTCGTCAGGTGTAGCACTAGGTCCGCTGGTAGATGCGGGATCGATTGTTGGCTCATAGTTGCTTAACTCTTCCAATGCTTCATTCATTAAGTCTTCAAGGATAGTTTGACAAAGTGCGGCATCACTCTCAGCAGACACGACTGGAGCGGCCTTAGTAGGGATTGATAACAGTTTACCCTTCAACGCACCTAGGACATCTTCCCATGCCTGGACAACATCAGCAGCCAAAACCAAAGTGCCGTGAACACGCGCTAACTCTAGTTCCGCTATCTCTGCTTCTGCGTTTACTTTTCTTGTTCTAGCTTCATCGTAACTAGAACCAATCTTAACTCCGCCGGTAGATGCCATGAGTTCTCCTTTTTGTTCATTATCATCCCAGACCTTACGTTTGTAAAGAACACTACCGATTAGGATTAGGTTTGGTTAATTCTGTCTCTAGAATGAATTCGTGGCCGCGAACTACCCACGGCGTGGCGTTTTGGGAGTACCTTTTACCCTAAAACCACCCAAAATGTGGAGAATTTGCCCAATATTTGGCGATTTTGTGGCGTGTTGTGTCGATTCATGACCGGACTAGATCAGATTGGCCGGATTTTGGCCGGTTTATTCCGGCATGGATTCGCCCTCGATGCGGGCTGATTTTGCTGGATGGTTAACCAGTGGTTTTATGTACAGGTTTTAATTCGCCCTAGAATCCATTCTAAGCCGTCCAGGCTGGCAATGGGTATTTATTGGGGCCAGGTCCCAAAGCCTCTTAGATCGCATTTTAAACGGACAGCTTGGCAGCTGGATTGCTCCGCCGGTGCTGTGATGCGCTGTCAGATTATCGCGGGCAAAAAAAAAGCGCCCTATTTGGGCGCTGTGGTGAGTGGTGGTGGTGATTATTGGCTAATTGATCCTAGACCGATAATTAGCGCGATAGTAACAATCCCGCCGATTATGGCAATAAACCATGCATATTGATCGTCATCCATTAATCGCCCCACCGATTGGCCATCATTCGCATCGCGATACAATGCTCTATTAGTTCCTGTTGATGGATCGTCAATTTAAGCCAATTATCATCCAACCAAATCATTTCCCATTCCGCCTTCAATTGGGCGAAAGTTGCCGCCCTGTTTAGGCGGGTAGTTGATCTATTGAAAAATGTCATTCTGTGTCCTCCGCCGCGATAGATTCGCGATAGTCGATTACTTCCCAATTTTGAGCATTTTGAGCCAACGACTCCGCCGCTTCCCAATTATCTGCACTAATATAAATGCGCTCTATAACCGTTGTAACTTTTGTCACCTCGAACTCTTTCATTATTAACCGCTCCATTAATGGGTATATTCAGAATTGATCAGCGCAATGCAATAGCCATGTGGACACTCATAGCGCCCCCAATCTAAATTAGCGTTAAACATAGCGTCTATAAAATCATTAATAAAATCGCATTCCTTAGCCGATACCGCGTGGCCTATGCAGTCATGCGCGCAATCATCAAGGTGAAATAAATTCCCTCTTAAATGCAAAGTTTGAATAAATAGTTTTGCCGCATCAATATTCATAATAAAGCCCCATCCCCTATTCCGTTGTCTTCTAGTATGCATTCAATCAAATGCACAAAACGATTGAACATTTCCTGCGCTTGCTCAGTGTAATTTTCGTTGCCATCTTCATCTATGACCCAATATTGATCTATTGCGGATTCTTCTAGCATTGCGTGTGCTAGATCGCAATACAAACCGATATATTGCGGCGATGCTAATTTTATCTGTTTCATTGGGTACCCTCCATATTTAGCAGTTTATGGTAAGCAGATATCGCGTCACTGATATCCTCATAAATTCCATCTGGATTTTCATCGTCTACTAAATCGCTGTAAGTGATGCAATATTGCGGAATCGCCGCCCCCATTGTCTGTTCCAAATCCATTAAAAAAACCCCAATAGCCATACCGTCAGCATTGCCGCCATTTTCGCTTGTAAGGTAAAAGCTGGCGCATTCATCATTGCCCCATGATACGTCCATAAAACCGGCCTTATAAAGCTTTTCGAGGTCATCGGCGGCCATATGGCGCTTGATGTCATAGTGTACAAAACGGCATCTAGGATGCGTTTTAGCCAATTGCCCCAACCAGTGCAATGATTCGCCTTTATTATCTTTGATGGCCTCTACCCCATCTTTAAAGCGCGCCACAAAATAAAGGTCTTGCTTATATTTATAGCCATAATCAACACAACCAAATAAACACCAATCGGTGTCGTATTTTGGATATCCATTTTCATGGTCAACAGAACCATTTTCATCAATATCTGCCGGATTAATTAGCCAATGACATTCTTCTCCATCTTCAATCGCTAAATGGTGATTGTTTCCACCGCTGTTATAACAATAAATTTCGCCGTCATTTAGTTGGATCTTATTCATAATTAAGCCCCTATAGCTATTAGATTGGAATCTACAACAAAACCGGTTGTATCCTTTTTGGCCTTCCCTTTCGCTCGTAGTCCTACTACAACATGTCCGGCGCGCAAATTGTCCAAATCGCTGATGTCGCCGTCTATTACCTTTCGCCCCATAAAATCGCTTGGCAATTCGCCGCGAAATACTACCGCCATCGGATAACCGGCGGGCATTTTTGCAACTTGATTGCGATATGTCACAGCACCGGAATAGCTAAACATTAGCTTATAATTGTCCGGCGTTTTGCCTATACGGTTAACGCGCTTGGTGTAATCATAGAAATCTAAATCCGCGAATAATTGCGGAATGCCTAATTGTTCCCATGCAATATCGCTAATGGTATTGAGTCGGACTACGCCGCGCACATTTTGGCGCTTGCATAATTTGTCGAAGTTGGCCAATTCCTTTTTGAGTTGATCAATAAAGCCGGATTGATCGGCATGGAAATAGGCCGTCTTGGCGCGCCTTGCATTTGCCACATTATCAAACCGACCGCGACCGGCTGACACCAAACAACCATCTTGGCATTTTGCGGCCTTACTACCGGCGCAGATAATGTCGTCTGGATATAATGATAGGGAAGCCAAACGGGTAGGAACTTTTTCGCCCTTTTGCGTTTTGGCAATTTTGGTGTTACTTGCATTAATTGATAATAGTTTCATGATTACGCCCCCGTGATTATGTTAATTATATAAGCGCCCCAAATGGCGCACCAAACAACCGAAAAAGACAAAAAAGCATTTGTCCAAAATTGGCGGCGCTTTATTTTCTCGAATTGTTTTAGCGCGATATATTGCGCCGCGTTTGCTTCCCTTTTTCGGCGGTCAAAATCGCCCTTTAATACGTTATTGTTTGAATACTTCATATTAAGCCCCCGCAATTATATTGCCGTACATGTAAGCCGCCGCCATGATTGGAGTGCAAGCCAGAAAAATACCAATAGCGCCCATTAATTCTTTGCGCTTCTGTTTATCTATTCGCTTCTGTCTGAATGACTTTTTCATGATGTAACCCTTTTTTTGATTAACCGGATCATTCCGGCTTATTGCTAATATATCGCATTACACCGCCAAAAAACAACCCTTTTTGTTTATACATATATAACAATTTTTTGCCCGCTCTCAATTTGCGCCTTTTTGCCCGCATCGCGCCGCCAACTGACCTTGCCGCAAAAATGGACTATGCAGTCGATACGCCACAGGCCGCGCCGTTACTAGGTTTTAATGATTTTTGCCCGATTTTGACCCTCCCAAATGTATCTAGATCGTATTCATGGGATAGCCATGGGATAGCCATGGGATAGCCGTGGGATAGCCGTGGGATAGCCGCCAGAAAATAGCTGTGGAATAGCCATAAAAAAACACCCGACCAGGTAGCCAGGTGAATTCAAAATGTATCTGTGGAATAGCTATGGAATAGCCGTTAGAAGCCTGCTGGTCCAGATAGAGGTCTAGCGGTCTTCATCGCCTGGTTGAATGCTTTATTGTATGTACGTTTGAAGTGACGCTTGAAGTAAGCCAATGCAATTTTGTTAGCTGGCCATTGAGCATCGTATTCCATCGATTTAATGTTAGTCCGTATTACCAGTTCTGGCGGCTTTCTCTTAAATCTCTTATACAATCCATGAGGTCTGTTATTACGCCCTTTTGGCTTACCATAGAAATACTGCTTATCGTTTGCAGCCTTCTTCTTCAAAGTGTTGCGGGGAATGTTTCCGTACTTGTTTAGCTTCTGTGATACTGGGCCAATCAGGTAGTTCATTCCCCTTAGTGGTGTCCTGGTCCCGCCGTAAGCGAGCAGGCTTAGATATTCTCTTTTATCCTCGATATAGACTGCTGAGTACAATTGCTTCTTTGTTGATTTCTTTACCCAGATACCACGCTTAGTCCAGGGGGTTGCGCCTCCCTCAACGTAGTTATCAATGGTGTCTTTAAGAAAGTCTTGCGCCCCGAACATGGTTGCATTGATTGCCCTGGAGAGAGAGAAGCGTACCTGGCTCTTCTGCAAGTCATTCAGGGTCTTTTCTATTTCATCCGTATCGATGCGTAAACTAATGGGCATAATAAATCTCGATTGTATTCACGGGATAGCTGTGGAATAGCCTTCAGAATGTATCTATGAAATAGCCGTGGAATAGCTTTAGGACCAGGTCCCACAAACGCAAGTGACAGAGAAGCAAGTGCATTCTCCAGCCATCCTTTCGTCTAACAAATATAACACTTCCTGCATCTGCACCCGATCTTTATCTACCAATGCTTCAGCAAACCTCTCGACTAAATCTAGGTCTGCAGCATGTACGTTTTCGTCACAATCTATTCTGAACATAACCGGCCTCTCTTTATCCGATTATATCAAACTTCCGTGCCGAATAACTCTTCGCCTGGTAAATGCAGTTCATCGACTTCTGGATCGTCCGATGGGTCAAATTCAATATGAGTATCGACCCTGTCGCACCACTCTGCTAGTGCTTCTCTCACTGCATGCCTCTGCACATCTGTTTCCATCAAAGAATCAATAATTGCATCAAGTTGCTGCAATAGGTCATGAAGCTTCATATTTATGCAGTGCCTAATTCTAGACGTAATTCCCATTGTCCACATAACTCACACCTTTCGGTTAGTAATCGTGTGAATTGTGGACTTTTTAAACGTAAATGTAAACTATTGCAGATCGTCTACGGCTACGAGGGAAAGGGAAATGAGGGTAAAAACGATCATGTAAATTATCACTGCTGACTCCTGATTAGTTAGGAGCGCATTGTAAAGATGATCAAATGTGATTTGAAATGATTGTTTTATATTAGAAGTATATCGTTAGTGGTATATAAAAACCCCCCACCTGACGGGGGATCAGGCAGAGGGGAGGGAAAAATAAGCCCTTATCGGCCCCCAGCGGGCTAGTCTGGGTCAAAGGTAAACTTAGGGGAAAAACCTCGGCCTAAAACTATTTGATAATCTCATACGCTATAAAACCAAACAGAGCAAAATAAACAGCGGCAAAGTATGCGCGTTTAATTACTATATCTGTCATTAGCCATTGCTTTGCATCTGCTACCCTTACTTTTATCTGCGCTTTCATAATCGCTCTGTCTGCACTTTTATGCGCCTGCTTTATAAATTCTTTAATATCCATTAGTGAACCCCTTGGTGTTGCTTGTAATCTTCTATTAAATATAAAAAGCTGTCCATTACCTTTTCATCTAACGTGTTTTCTAAATACAGGTAAATTTTGTCACGAACTTGAGAACAAAAGTCCGGCTCATCCAAAATACCCTCAAAGTTATCTAAAGCCTCAGAAAGAAACCCATCATTGTCTAGGTCTTTTTTGTGGCAATCCGCAGCATCCCTAAAAAACGCCGCCAGTATTCTAGATGATGATATCGAGTAGGTCATGTGTAGCGCCAACTCATATCTGTCTGAGCATGTATGCGGATATATATCATCTAACCAGGTTGGGTGTGACGCAAGCCACTTTGCAGATAACCTATCCTTAAAGTTATCGTCTAGATCAATAGCATGACCATCCCAGTTATGTGTGACACTCATCGCTTCTGCAACTATTTCATTAAGTTCTTTATATGACATTTTAATACCCTTGTTTTTTGAATGAATCAACATAGTAATAAAATATAAACATCATGTAAACACTTTTGTTACATTTCCCCTATGCGCCACTCTTCATCTTTTAACTGCTCTTTAAGGTCACGAGCATATTGAATTACTTGCTCTCGGTTAAACTTAGGTGACGGTCTCCAGGCTAATCTTTGCATTGCCCGTATCCTCCTGGGCCCATACATGTCTTCCATATAGATACGATAGGCTTCCTGTATCTTGGTTGTCTTCATACCATACAGATTGCACCCTGGACACTGTGGATGGCAATTCTCGATGTACAGTTTAAAGACTAAATGCCTGCGACCATAAAAGTGACCGCCCTGCATGTTTTTGTAGTGATCTACCTTCCCACATGTGACGCACTGGCAGTACCCATTGTCATCAGATGCCTTTAGCCTCACCAGCCTTTGCATTAGCTTTGCGGCCTTATCAACCTCTTGGGCTACGGTAGACTTCTTCCTCTTGGTCACCTAATGCCTCCTCTATAAGAAAGTCACAATATTCTTTGATCTTACGCAAATCCTCAACACCACCCTTTTCTGGCCACCTAGTAATGTACTTAACTATATTCCCCTCACAAAAAGGTAGCTTATTAGCCATTATGTATTCTATAGGCTGAATCACCTTGTTTCTGTAATGGTCTCCACCGACTTGATTTTCTAGTGACTTCATTCTTCATCTTCCTCCATCTCAAGCATTTTAATTTGTGTTGGATAACCAAGGTTACAATGAGGGCAAACACCGTAAGCACTATCATCGTCACCAACCCAATACTCAAGACTGTTACCGCAATCACAGAAACTCTTAACAGCATTGACTCCACTTTTTGGAAACTGGATAACATTACTCATCCTTTAAACTCGGCACTACAGTCTTTCTTGAATGTTCACCACTTTTGTAATGGTAAGTAATTGCGTGAGCCGCTCTCCAACTGACATAACCACCTCTTGCTGCATAGGCATCTGCACCAGCCAGGGTAGGATGTCTTTCTACTATTGCACCCCCGCCCTCCGATGCATCTTGCTCTTTGTGATGGTAATGGCCTGTATGTATGTAACAGTACTTTGCCTGGCCCCACATAGCCCTGTATCGAGGCTCTGCGCTAAATAGGGTAGGTAGTGCTGTATTCTTCTTTTTGTGTCCATGATGGAAGCCCAACATTATCTCACCATGCAAATGAGCGTAGTACGGGAACTCAGTATCGTCCACCTCTAATCTTGGATTGCTCTTATAGATAACCTTTGCCGCCTTTCGTAACCAGGCTGAACCGGACTCATCATGGTTACCCTCACAGACTAAAAGCTTGACCTTCTTATGCTTGATTAACAGTATCTCAATACACTGCATGGTTATTGATAAAGCCATCTCAATTAGCTTGCCATATCGTGTATCGGCATCTAGAACGTGCTTACTGGCCGGTGTAACAGCGAGCAGACCATCCCAGTGCAGGAAGTCACCCTGTAGGTTTAAAATCGCTAATTCGCTGTTAGGTGAGCCGTCAGCCATCCTAGTTATCGCAGATAGTGCCTCATGCTCTGCAATTGCCATATCCCAACTGTCACCAGTCTCAGCGGACCAGGAATACATACCCAGGTGAAAGTCAGTCAGGGTATAAAGAGTTAGAAGGTCTGAGTCATGCCCTTTGGGCGCAGGTATTTTAGGCGCAGGCTTCCATTCAAAGCCCTCGATGGCATCTACTATCTGATCTTTATTTAATCCCTTAGATCGCTCTTGGATTACCCATTGCAGGGCTTGAGACCCGTCCTCTTTATATGCAGTAGATATTCTTTTGGCTTCAAAGCCTTCTGCGGTTTGATGCACTAAATCTCTGTGCGGTGATACACCTTGGCTTGCCGCTTTTCTCTCAAGGCGTTTAAGCATCTTATCAATAGTTCGTCTAGAGCAACCTAAATGATTTGCAGCTTTGTTAGCTGACCCATGCTCAATTACAGCATCTAATACTTGATGATGCCTACCAGTCGTAGCAAATTCTTTAAGTATTCTAGGATCAATCTTATTCAATTGTCACTTCCTTTTAAGCACCTCGTACTCTGGATTACTTGGCCAGTCTACAGATACGCCTAAAGTATTAATCAAATGTGTATTCAATATATCATAAATTTCGCCATATTCCTTGCTTGTAGGCTGAGTAGTACTTGTCTTGCCTGTATAGGATTTCTGTATCGCACCCCATAACTGTTCTCTGACAGTAGTTTTTGTCCAGGGTATGTCAGCACCTTCCTTAAATACATGCCTCATATCAAATCCAGCATCGTTTAACTTATCAGCTAACCTTTCGCAGTATAGTTGCAGGCTGTTATTTTGCGCGGGTGATCGGCTACGACCTTTCTTGTATTTATAGGTCACCGCACCATGCTCTTTATACCGAAGTCGGACCTGGGAGATAAACTCCTCAAGTCCGTGATCAGTTTCTACGCAGACAGTTTCAGCTTTCATAACTTAATGCCAAGCCACTTCTGAGATAGCTTTTCACAAAAAGTCTCCAGTCTAGGCTGATTCAATACCTTTTCCCTTGATTCTTTGCAATAACCTCTTAGCTTCTTAATGTCTTTGCTTTGCTCATAATAGTCAGCCACAGACAAAAGATGCTTTGGCTCGCAATAGCTTAGTCCTTCCAGTCTACCCTTTAGAGTTGAGGCAATTACGCCACCTTTCGGACAATGCTGCAAAGTCCAATTTGAGTACTCTCGATTGGTATAGGTTTGCCCGTCTAGAAAATAAGGATGTTTCCCTTTAAACACTCTAAGTGTTGGCTTGTTTTTAGCTGCCATAACTAATCTCCCCATCAAAGTAACACCCAACCTTATCTAGGTAATACTGCTTCATCATCAAATATTCATCACCGTCTAACCAGGTTATGTCGCAAAGGGACTCCTCTAAGGTTCTTTCCCTTATACTGGACTGCCGCTTTTTAAGTCGCCTAGCGAACTCCTTCTCTTGATGCTTCTGCAACTCTATTGATTGACCGTTTTGCTTCTCTGCGTTGAGAAGCCAGCGCGTAACAAAGCCTTTGATACCTTTAGGTGTCTTGCGCTTTTGAGGGTTGGCATCACACCACAGGTCCATTTTGACCAGTTCCCGCTCTACGTTAACTCCAGTTTCTTTAAACTTTTCCTTCCAGTTAAGGACCATCTCAGGGGTTGGCTCCCAGTCATTTCCATCATTAAGAATCATTGGGCATACTCCACTTAGCGACTTTTACTTTCTCACCATATCGATTACTAACCTCAACCATATCGGTAACTATGGAATGCCCTTGCGATCTCAATTCACTAATCCGTGCAGGCGCTTCTAGTATCCCAAGTTCATCCCAACAATTTAGTCTGGTCAGTTCTTTCCCTTCATTTAAGTAATTTAGGATTCTTTCTCTTTGTGTCATTTTTCTTCTCCTGTGGTTTTTTATCTTTGCTAAATATTGCATCAAAGTTTGCATCGAATGCGGCCTTATTTGTTGGCCTTTGTTTACTGCCCTTGCTCATTTTTATACCTATTGCTTAAAGTTATCCATGCTTTCGCAGCAGTCTTTGGCAGGACCGCATTACCTAAAAGTCTAATTCTGTCCACCCTGTCGGGACACCCATCAACCACTCTACCCACGTTGGGTTCAGTTGGCCACGAGGCATCGATTCTTCTTTCGCCTCCGCTGACAGGTAGTATTTCTTTTTTTGGTGAGCGTGGCTCTTGCTCCCCACTGGGCCACAATCCTTGTACTCTGAGGCTCTCGGTGTCGGCCAATTCCTCACCGCTCCCCCCAATGTAGTTCCTGACTTCGGGTTCTTGTATTGACCCGCAACCTGGACGTTGTCTTGGGTTGTCGGTGTCGGCCACATTGTCTCCGCCGTCTCCACCGCATCCTTCAGCTTCGCTCCGTACCAAGGGCTGTCCTGATCCTTGCTGTGTTTCGATCTCCACTTCCCGTTCACCAATGCCGTGGGATACCCTCCTCCCGTCACATCGAACACTGTCGCTGTCGGCCACTCCCCTTGATAAATCTGCATCGCCACTGGGTCTACTTGCTCTCTCAGATTTGAGGGCCTGGTCCTGCCCTTGCGTACAGTTTGAGATTGTCTTATCAATGTCTCTGGGCTTTTCGCGGTCAGATGATCCATCGTGTTCGGCGTTGCCCATGATAAAGACTCGCTTTCTTTGGTGAGGAGCGCCGACTTCACGCGCTGAGAATATTCCCCACGTTGATCGATAACCATCTTCTTCCAGATCGCTGATGACGCTTGAGAGTCCAAGCGAGATGTGTCCTTCGACATTTTCAAAGAAGCATTGAAGAGGTCTAATTGATTGCAAGTGCCTCCTAATGAACGGCCAGAGATGTCTTGGATCGTCTGCGCCTTTTCTGCTACCGGCTTTACTGAACGGTTGACAAGGATAGCCTCCAGTAACAATGTCAACTCTGTCTCGAAAGATTTCCGCTGGGAAGGAAGTAATATCCGTGTATACAGGTGCGGGAGGTATGAGTCCTCTTTCCATCTTGTTAACCAGGTTCGCAATGGCGAAGGCTTCGATCTCCAGAAAAGCGATGACTCTATGTTCAACCCCTGCAAGGTCAAGTCCTCTTTCGATTCCACCATATCCTGAGCAAAAGCTGATGACAGTTGGTAATTCTTTGGTAATATCCACATTCTATCTCCTATGGCTCGGCAAGCCTCGCTCTACAAAATAATTAATATATTATATTTTTATATATAAGTTACTTTTTTAAAGACATCCGAACCCTTTATACTCAAGAGCATAATTAAAAAATCTAAGGGCAAAAAGCAACTTAGTGACTGAGCCGTATTCGTATTTAGAATCATGTGCCGTACCTGGCCATCGTTATTCCCCACTCGGCAGTCAAACCGATTGGAGGGTGCTAATAGAGGGGTCACTCTCGTTCGTGGGTTATTAATTCCCAGTCCACACACCCGAATACTGCGAAAGAAAAGTAGATATTGGACAGTAAAAGATACTACAGGACGTAGATATACTGTGTTAAACTCACCTTTCTTGTTGATCGCACAGCGAGTATGGCTTTTCTCAATGCCAAAGTAAAGCCCCCGAAAGGGGGTTTTGTTTTTATACTTCATCATTAAGAGCAACAAAGTCGTCTAGGCTTATATCAGCAATCGCACAAATCCGCTGTAACGTATGCAATTTAATATTCTCCTGCTTCCTAAAGCGCAATACCTGCTGCGCGTGACATCCCAGGATATCCGCAAGATCAACGCTTGATATACCCCACCTAGCTTGCATCACTCTTAAACATTTACCAGCATCAGTCATTTCATCTAAATCCTGTGTTATCATCTGAGAGTGAGGCGCAAGCTTCACTTCTCCTATGGTTTTGCCCCCCTTTGCGGGGGGGCTTTTTTAGGCTAAAAGGGTAGGTCATCTTCAAGCTGTGCCATTGTCATATCTTGCTTCGATGGCTCTGCTGGCTTATCTAAAGACGGTGAGTTTTCAGTACTAAACATAAAGCCTAGTTTAGCATCAAGGATCGCAATACTGTTGACCGGTCCATTGTTACCGTTAAACGTCCTTATATGACATCCTGAGCCACTTACCTCTACTATCGACCCCTTGACTAACACTTGCTTGTAAAAGTTAGCCTGAGCGCCTTCCTTTGCAAATACGACAGCCTCGTAGTTAGTCCACTCGTCTTCCTTTGTCTCTCGATTGTAGAACTTTACTCCAAGCCTAAAACCGAATCCTTGACTTGATCCAGCCTGGAATTGATTTGCAGGCTTATTTAACTTACCAGTTACGCTAATGCTCATTGTTGTTTCTCCACTTGGGTTTTAATTGCAATTGCAGCCGCCTTAACTTCTACGGCCATTTTCTCTATAAACTCATCATCCCTTTCCACTCGGACCAGGACATGAGGCATCTTAGGATGGTAGGTAAATAAATCCCACCAAGCCCTATCGGTTAGCCACATACAACCGTGTATCTGACACCAATACTTCTTTACGGCTAATGAAGGGTCACGCATGTATGAAGCCTGCGTTTTCGCGGCAGGACACTTGATCTCTAAGCCACCTACGGATTCTCCGTTCTCAGTAACTAGGCCGTCAGGTGAGCATCCGTAGCTGAAGCTGGGGTCTACAATAAACCCGCACTCTAGGACTTCATTATCGGTTATAAACTCGTAGGCTTCTCTAGCCTCCGGCTCAAGCAAAGTGCCTCGCTCTGTATGCGAGTTACTAAAATGCTCAGTCTCACCAGTGATGACTTCTGCGACTAACTCATCAATATAGCCTACAGCAGAAGATGACGGCTTACCTGTCATGGTGATCAGCTTAGAAAACATACTAGCGGACGGCTTACCTCTGCGTGAAGCAAGCCACTCCTCCGTTCCCTGCTCGTGATCTAGGATGATCACTTCTTAGCCTCAAGAGCCGCTACGGCTCTGTCGTAGTGCATCGCTGAAATGTGATCAACAGAGTTGACCTTCATCCACTTGCAGAACTTTTCATCGTCAGTCTTGGTCTCATCAAGTAATTTCTTGATACTAATTATTTGATCGTCAGTGATTAACTTCTTGTCATCACCTCTAACCATTGCTGATTCCGCATCGTCATCCACACTCGGCAGTCCAAAGATAGATGTCAGTGAATACCTGCGAATGTACGATAGAAAACTACCCAAAGCCTGACTGTCCTTCTTAGCCAAGGGAAAGACTATATCGTTCTCCAACCACTGCCCAGATGTATGCATGAGTCGCGTACAAACGCCAACAGAATCCCCGTCATTAATCGGGAACTGCACATAACTTAAACCATGATTTGAGAGAGGTTGCTTGATCGCCTTAATGACGGATGTTAGATCGGCATAGCTAGACTTAAAGAATGGGTTTGCTGAGTCTTTAACTGCACCGCCCATCTCTGCTTGCGCGCACCAAAGAGCATTGGCAACAGCGTCTATTTTTTCTGATTGTTTCATACATTTCTCCTGTTAATGGAGAAACAGTATAAACATTATACAGCGTTAAAACAACAGTTGTGTTTCTAGTAAGACCAAATAGCGGGGGATGAGAAGCCTTGCTCTGCACTGCAATCGTCCAGGTGTATAAACCTACCTGATCCTTTTTGCTGTATGCCGATACGCGATATACCGTGCTTCTGCGCTATACGAATGATCTCTAAAGCCTTTGCTCCACTACACGCGATGTCAACGGCCTGCCCAGTGCTATGCGCTCCTGGTCCATTTTTTTTGCGCGCCTCGATGGGATGATCGGGGCATCTGTAGGCAGACGATACCGTAAAGCCAAACCCAGCTTCATGCCTTATGGAATTAAGTTTAGCCAGGAATCCAAGATCGAACTCAACCGTGTCGCAGCCACATTGGCAGGTTAACTCCTGCGCGCTAAAATAATTAGGGGTTTCTGACATTACTTTCTCATATTCATTATTTTGTCAGCACCCTTGATGCCAAAGCTGGCAGAAACTGCGATAAACAATAAATATTGATACCAATCTGGCAGATTATTAAGCGCATCAAATGCTTGCTCAACTCTATGTATTATCGTCATATCGTTTACCACTATGGCGTAACCGATAAAAAACAGGGGCAAACTTAGGGTCAGGCTGAAAAATTCATCTTTCCAGCTTGAAGCAGAGGCATCGGCCATCTTTGATTCCCAATCCGCGTCATTCTGTATGACGTTCATCTTAGCTTCATGCTTGGCCTTAGACTGCTCGGCTTTGTTCTTTAGAAACCCACCTGCTAATTCTGCGATTGGTCCAAGTAACAATTTTAGCATTAGTACAACCTTTCAATTAGAAATAAACCAATAATCAGCGGGTACATTCCCCACAACATCATTTCAGATTTCTTGAATCTCTCAGAGCCATCGTCTAGCCGTTTTTCTATGTTTGCCATTCGCACAGCGCACTCGCGTTCGTGAGCCTCTAGCTTTAGAAGTGCTTCCTTAACCGTTGCCATTCATGGCTCCTAATATTAGTGCGAATACAAAGTAAACTGCATAGCCAAGTATAGCTATCCCAGTGATCTGGATACTATTCCAGAAGAATGCCTTGCGCTTTCGTTCTTGCAGGTAGATTGTTTTTTCCCTTTGCGCGGCGATAGACCTGCGTAACTGAACTAACTCGTTGTAGCCATCCTTGCCAAACTGCATCATAAGCAAAGTTCGCAATTCACGTTCCATCTGCTGAGTACGCTTAGTCCGAGCGTATGTATTCATCGCTTCTTCATTAACAGACTTCGATGAAATAATCTTCTTAAACAGTGGCGGGTTATCAGCCTGACGTTTTGCTTCCGAAAGATCAGATACAGCACCATAGAATCGCCCAATCTGTGAAAGAGTGTCCTCTACTTCTTTGCCTGCCGCAACCATGCGTTTGATAGTACCAAATGCATTTACGGCTACTGACATTGCTGTAATTGGATCAATCATTGTTACGCCTCTAGACCATATCTTGCGTAACCCTTCGCCACGCTATATTCGAGTGTATTCTTGTTAAATACGAATCC